CTAGGGGCTGGTGTTGTTGATAGATTAAAAGAATTGGGTTATTCCAATATAGTTAAGCCTGTCAATTGTGGAACTACCGCTTATGATTCTGATAAATATAGCAATAAAAAAGCCGAGATGTGGGGATTGATGAAGGAATGGCTAATGGATACGCCTTGTAAAATTCCAGATATTGATTCGCTTCATACTGATTTATGTTCGGTTAAATTTAAATATACCTCCAACACACAATTAATTGTGTTGAACGATAAATTATCAATAGAAAGTAAATCAAGTCTTAAATCAAGAGGGGTTTCAAGTCCTGATGAAGCTGAAGCTTTAGGATTAACATTTGCTTTTCCTATGTCCGCTAATATAGAATATAAGAAATCTTATTCTAGGGCACATAGTTGGTAGCGATAGGCAAATTAAAAAATGATTTCTAAAGAAGATAATGCTGATTATTCTGATTCGAATGAATCCGATGACCAGGCTATATTAGACCGAATAAATCAGGGTGTAAATAATTGGGTTTCTTATTTTAATACAAATTATCAAAATGCCAGAGATGACAAATATTTCGTTTATGTAAATAATTATACAAAAGACCAGATACGAGAATTAACTCGTCACGGAAAACCTGTTCTACAAATGAATATGATTTATGATTCGCTGAATAAAGTTGTCGGTGAGCAGCGTCAAAATACAGCGGAGCTAGAAGTTCGCTCTTTAAATGGCAAAGCACCAGATGAATTGGTTCAGTTAAATCAAGATTTTGTTCGTTATATTTGTTTTAATTCAAAATCTAAAAATGCTTATCAAACGGCTTTTTTAAATCAAGTATCTTGTGGTTTTGGTGCCTTCCGCATAAGAAATGATTATGCTCGCTCCATGGATTTCCATCAATCCATTTTTATAGACCAAATTATAGATAGTGAAAATACAATATTCGATGTAATTGCTCAAGATTCTACGCGATGCGATGGGAATCATGTCGGTTATTTTGTAACGATGAGTAAAAAAGAATTCGAAAGATTGTGGCCTGATATTCCTTATCCTACATCTTTTCCTAGGCCAACTTTTTTGCAGCCATTTCTTTGGGGTAATAAAAATTCCATTACTATTATGGAGTGGTATGAAAAAGAATGGTTTGATTTTAAATTGCATAAATTAAGTGATGGGCAAGTGGTAAAAGATTCAGAATGGAAAAAAATGCAAGAGCAATTTTCAGGTATTTCTTCTGCTTCTAATGAGCCATTTTTTAATGGCATGTCATTTATGCCGGAAATTGAAGAAACAATTACTAAAAAAGATTGCAAAATTGTTTGTTACAAAGCTATTTATAATAAAATAATTGAAAAAAAATATATTCCAGGCAATGAATTGCCTATTATTTTTGTTCCAGGTCCTCTCGTGTCAATCGAAGGAGAGGATATTGTTATGTCCTTTGTTCGATTTGCTAAAGATGCGCAGACATTCAGAAATATTACATTAGTTGAAATCGCACATTGCATGCAAACGGCGCGTCGAGAAAGATTTATTGGAACAAAAGAAAATGTAGCTGGTGTCGAAGAGATTTGGCAAGATGTATCGACAGTACAAGGTATATTGCCAGCGATTCCCCATCCAGTAACAGGCGCAATGCCAATACCTCTTCCGCCTGCTGAAATCCCAATGTCATTAATGAATATTTTTCAGCAATCTGAACGTGATATTCATAATATTCTTGGTTTTTATGAAGCAAATCGCGGTGCCGATTCTCTGGCAAAATCTGGGATTGCTTATAAAGAACAACAAAAAACTGGCAATATGAGCGTCGCTGTTTTTTACGATAATTTAAATCGAGCCATTGAACAAGCTGGCCGTGTCGTAATGTCGATGAAATCAGAAATTTACGACACTGAGCGTTCAATTCCTATTACGGATCAGAATGGAAAGACATCCAATGTAATGATAAATCAACCCATTGCTGGTGGTCTTAGCAATGATATGACAAAGGGTGATTTTGATATTGTAATTGCGGCCGGTCCTTCTGGTGCCGTTCAAAAATCTCAATCATTAGAAGTGCTGATGCAAGTATGCTCGCTTGATCCTCAGGTATTTAGATTACTTGCTGATAAAATTGGAGAAAATCTATCATTAGATGGTATTGCGTCCATTGTAAAACGTTTGAAAACATTGGTTCCTCCTGATGTTCTTGCAATGGAAGAAGGAAAGCCGCCTCCTCCTCAACCGCCAAATCCTCAAATGATGATGGCGCAGCAACAAATGCAAATCAAAGAAAAAGACCAAGAAATTCAACAAGGTAAATTAATGTTTGAAATGCAGAAATTACAAACTCAAGTTCAGCAATTAGAAAAAGAAATTCAAGTTACACAAATAAAAGCACAGGCTGAAGTTCAAAAGGCTGCTATAGAGCATAATTCTACAATGGTTGAAACAACGGGAAAAATCATTGACAGTCATAATAATGTTAAACGTGAATTAATAAAATAAAAATGGAGAAAAAATAATAATGCAAGACCAACAAGAAATTAATCCAGTTGTTTCTACTAATGATGAATCAACACAAAATGAATCTCTTGAGCATCATTCGTTAACTTCTGCTAATGAAGAAAATGTAACTTCTGCTCCTGACTCAGAAGTTGCGGAAATTGATAATTCTGAGGCAGTCCACGCATCAGAAGACGGTACTATCGCTGCCGAGTCAAAGACGAATGATGCTCAAGCGGTTTCTTCGGATAATGATATTCCAGAATGGGGGCTTAAAGATAAGCCGGCTTATGAAAAATATCTAAAAAGAATGGCTGAAAAAGAAAAGGAAGCTGAAGCAGCTCGTATTGCGGCATTACAAAATAAAGTTGCTTACTATGAAAATATAGAACAAGCAAAAAATTACCAATCAGATCCACAAGAAAATGAAAATGCTATTATTGACCCATATACTGGCCGTGTAATTGATACGGCAACTCCAGAAGGTTTTTTACGTTTAAATGAATTGAAATTAGAATACGCTAAAATGGAGCGCGGTAAAAAAGAATTTGAAAATACCAAACTAAAACAGACTGCTGCATTAGTAGCAAAAATAGAAGAAGCCAAATTTAAATATAAAGACTATGACGATGTCGTAGTAAATAATGGACATAAATTTACACAGCAAATACTTGACTTTGCAGAAATGATGACAGATAATTCGTCTAAGAATAATGATTCGGGTGCGGATTTTCTTTATTATCTAGCAAAGAATCAACAGGAATTAGAAAGAGTAGGTAGATTAAATCCATATGAGCAATATCAAATGCTATTAAAACATGCAATGGAATTTGGTAAAAAGACACAGAAAGTTAGTAAAGCTCCTGAGCCGGCTCAGCCATTAAAGCGGGGCGGAATAACTGCCGAAACTAGTAAATCAAATTCTGCAAATGAATATTCAAAAGATGTAATGAGAAGTAGGTATTGTAAGTCTTAATTAAAAGTCTAACTCGCTCTTAATTAAGAAGGGTCACTCGCCATAATGAGCGGTATTTCCACCATAAAGGATAAGGGTATTTTAGAGCCATAAGTCTATGGGTCATCAGGCCATAAGCTGAACGGGTAATCAGGCCATAATCTGAAAATTGAGTTTGTTTAATCATTTTTTATTTTATGGGGTTCTAAAATGCCGCAACAACTTTCGGTTAGCCAATTAACCGCCAATGATTCTCTTCAAGAATTTATTTTTAATTCACCTTTAATTAATACATCCGATCGTGGTTTTGAACGCACTTATATGAATAATGCGTATCAAACTGGTGATGTCATTAACATTCGAAAACAAAATCAACGGTTAGGTCAACGTGGCCGAGTTGGTGTCATTGAAGATGTTAATGAAGAAACCACTCCTCTCGTTATTGGTCCTGAATATCTGGATCTTATTGCCTTTAATTCCAAAGAATTAACATTGAAAGTAACTGAAGAAGTTACAGAATTTCAACGTCGGTATGTTTCTCCTACTGTGTTACGTTTATTATCAATGCTTGAAACTGATTGTATGAATGCTGCTGTATTGGATACCAATTATTTTGTAGGTTCTCCAACTGCGCTTCTTTCAGATTTCAGCATAATCGATAATGCCTATGCAACGATGATTGAACTTGGAATGCCTACAAATGATTGCTCAATAATTATAGGACCTCGTGATGGCTCCGCTATCAAATCATCTAATCAAAATGCTTTCAATCCAATCCTTAATAAAGATATTTCTTTTGCATCTGTATTAGGACATTTTTCAATATTTGATGTATTCACTTCGCCGGCTACTGTTGTTCATCAAGCTGGAACTGGTGCCGGTGCGCCTGTTGTTAGTGTTGTTCCTTTATCTGGCGCTACAACTATCTCAATGAGCGGCTTTACTCCCTCTGCAATAGGTGTATTAACTGCTGGTGACACAATTACATTTGGTATTGCTGGTTCTCCAGGTGGTGTTGAATCCGTTCATGCTGTAAGTAAGCAAGCCACGGGTCAGTTAATGCCATTTACTGTTCAGGCGAATGTAAATGCTGATGTTGCTGGAAATGCAACCGTTACTATTTCTCCTGCAATTATTAGTGATATTGCAAATCCACGACGTAATGTAAGTCAAAATATCCCTTTAAATTCTCAGGTTAATTTGTTGGGTGCAAATCTTCGATATCGTATTGGCTATGCTTATAGTTCACGTGCATTTTCTTTAGTTGTGCCACCTCTTCATCGCGCTCAAGGTGCTGTTGAATGCGGTCTAGCTACTGATGAAAAAACAGGTGTTTCTTTAAGAATAATTAAAGCTTGGGATCAAATCCAAGGTCTCGATAGCATGCGTATTGAATTTATTGCAGGATTTAAAGCGCATCAACAATATGCTCTTAAAATGATTAGTGCCGTTTCTTAAAGAAAGGATAATTATGTCATACGTGGTCTATCACAATTCATTATCACCCGAATATTTGGGTGAAGAAAAAGATTATATTCAATATTTATTAACGAATGAATGGTTTGATAGACCACAAATAAATCAAAAGGGGAATAGAGATGAAACAGAACGATTACTCGGCGAAAGAAGGCTTATCGAATCAAAAGATAAACCCGGACAACAACGACTGCAACAAGATGGAAGGGAAATTTTATGCGATTCCAATGTTGAAGAACGAAAAATTGAAATCAACGAAATTGCTCCGACCGGAACAACCGAAAGCGAAACGAATGGAATATTAGAGCCAAAAAAAAGAGGCCGTCCTAAGAAGGATAAATTAAATGTCGACTCGAAGAACTGAAGATATTATTTTATCTGCTTATTATAGAATAGGTGAGATTTAACCTAATGAAGTTCCTTCGGACGGCCAAATAAGCCAGGGTTTTTATTTATTAAATAATATGATAGGCGCTCTTTCAATGGATAATCTTTTTATCCCATTGGATTCTAGTGTGTCATTTTCTACAGTTCCTGGTTTTGATAAATATAAATTCACAACTGAATTAGCGCCTATTGGTCCTCCTGTGGTACCACCCGCACCTATTTTTGTGCCATCTAATAGAATTGTTAAATTAAATTATATTAATTTTACTTTTACCACTAATCCTGGTGGTGTTATTTATCCTGTTACGATTATGAGTAAAGCAGAGTTTTTTGGTTTTGTTCGTATTAGTAATTTGATTGGCCCACCTACGTGTTGTTTTTTAGATATCCAAGCGCGCGATAGTACAATTCAATTTTATCCAACGCCAAATTT